TTTATGTCCTTCAGTCGGTAAGAATTACATACCCGGGAAGTGGTAAATTTTTTCATTATTCAATCTCCTTTCTTGCGTCCTGAAACACCTTCAACATGGTTAATAAATCTGAATTGAAGGCATCCTCGTCCAGTTTCAGAAAGCTTAAAATCTCTGAATATGTCGCAGGATAACTGCCGGAAAGCCGAATCAAAACATCAACAATTTGTTGAATGATTTGGTTGTTAATCTGATGCTTCATAATATTTTCCAAACCTCCTTTTCATTGTTAAAGGCCAACCTTAAAATCCCAGAAGGTCAACTACCTCAATCTGAGACTGTTGGATGGGAAATTCTTTATTTATCAGATATCCAGCAGCAGCGGTAACATGCTGGGCGAACGTCTCTTGTTCAATATAGCCCCCGCCTTTTTTGAAAGATACCGTCTCAAAACCCCTGATCAAAGTTTTGCAACGGGGGTGAACAAATAGCCGGATATCTCCCTCTACGTTTTTCAACAAAGCATTTACAGCATTATGCCTGTCCCTGATGGGTGGATTCGCCGAGGGGACTTCTTGGTTCCAGAAACCTGCGTCTTTAAGTAGCGTGTAATCTGTGGCCCTGCTCCTGGTATCGCGGGACTGGCCGCTTGCGTCCCCGTAGATTACTATTTCTTCATACCGCTTCTTTTTATACAACCAGGGCCTATTTTTGAACTCTGCGATGGCATCGTTTGTATCACTCGATTGTAAAATAATCTCGTCAAAAAAATGTAATTCGGGCCTAACCGCATCATCTTCCCCACCTCTTCCTTTCTTAATTTGTGCCAGGCAAGATGACATCGGTTTTCCTTGGCCGATGTTAAAATCAAGAGTCCACAAATTTGGTAAAAATGGGTCAAACTCCGCATTTTCTGTTACATGGATATTGCGGTCAAAATTGTAATAGATAGCTTCCTCTTCTGCGGCGACCCATTTGGCCAACACCATCCTTTGAAACATTTTTTCCGCATAGGCCCGCTTGAGGCTATCAATGAACCCTGGCGGGAGATTCCTTTCATTGTCATAGGTCGTGGCGTAATTGACCTGCATGATCTTTTCGTCAAAGTTCGTTATGAAAAAATCATACATCCAGGAAATTGATGGCTCGTCTAAAACCGTTGTCAATAGAATCTTATTATTTGCTCTTTTATCCCTGGCCCGGCCCAGTACAATGTCAAAAGCCTCCTTGCACGACCCCCAGGCCTCATCAATCCATGCCCATCCAAGCTCAAGTCCTGAGAGCGTTTCATAATGATCTAAAGACCTACACAGGATCTCAATTGAGTGCTTCCCCTTCCACACTCGAATATTGAAGGGGCCATAGGCTTCTGGCAGCTCTCGTGGCTTGACAACAAGGCCCCAGTTATGGAAGTTTTTATAAAGGTTTCTCACGGTGCTATCTTTTAACTGTGTGTAAGTATTCGCCGCAATCAATCCTAAAACTCCCTCTGGAGAATCCACTACTTTTTGAACCGTCCACAGAGAGCCTACATCCGTCTTTCCGCTCGCAATGCCGCCGAACATGGCCGTGATTTTCTTATCCGATCTAAGAACCTCCAATTGATGAGGGAGAGCATAGTAGTCAATTTGCGTGGCCTTCATTATCGGGCCTCCACCGGGTGGATGTTGATAATTATGTCGCCCTGCGCTACAAGCGCCTTAAGGTCTACCTGCTCCACATAACCCCTGCCCTTGCCCTGGCACTTCAGATAGAAAATGGTTGCTATCAGATTCCCCTCTTTAATCTTTTTAATAAGGGTTGTCTCTGCTATGTCGGTTATTTCCTCCCTGATCTCCTGTGCTACTTGTTGCAGATGTTCACTGCCCGCAATTCGCTGACAAATGGCTGACGCACTTACCCGCAACATCTTGCTTGCCTCTGACTGATTTCCACCACTGGCCCTTAATGCCCTTTCAATTTGCTCCTCATGGACTTTTGGAATAAAAGGCACGATTTCTGGTTTTATGGCCTGTCGTTCAGCATCTGTCAGCTTTTTGGATTCAAGCAATTTTCTTTTCAATTGCGTCTATCTCCTCTCTGATTGATTGTAACCTCTGCTGAACTTTGTCATTCGATGTTGGATAATTCCGCAATTCCTCCTCAATCAGATTTAGTTCGATTTTCAAATCCGGCCTGGGCTCGACAATTCCACTGAGGACCCGACTGACCTCGCTTTCCCTGGTGAAACAACCTTTCGACATGCAGCGGCGCACGATCTGCCAAAGCCGAACATCGTGGAGTCTTACAAGGGCTTTGAGTGGCAAGGCTTCTGATTTCATTTGGTTTAATTTATTCATATATCCCTCCCTTAAAAATAAAAAATCCAGAAACGAACTGTATATTCGTTGTCTGGATTTCGTGGAAAAAATGGTGTTAATTTTGAATTGTTCTTATTTTAAAATAAAAAACTTGAATGTCAAAGAAAAATAATAGCTTTTATTATTTTATTTTAGCTTTCCCCTCCTTTTTAAGCAAAATCCTTAAAATTAGACAAGGAAAAAGGGCTTGTTATGGTACCCAAGCCCTTATGTTCAATAGTTGACTGCTTTTTTTACATTGCTCTGAACCTTAAAAGAAAGAGTATAAGTACTACAGGGTTTGTTTCTACTATCCCTTGATATTTTATATAGATCATCAAGCTCTTCATCCCAATAATCTATGTCATTTCCTTTTAAGAACCGTGCTCCGGCGAACATCTGAGCATAAATGAAATAATCATATACTCCTTTTCTCACTTCCCTAACATATATACCATATGGAATATCATCACCATCCTTACCATCAAATAACCAATGCAACAACCTTCTCTTTTCATCATAGCTCATAGCCTGTAGTCTTTCTTCACTCTGAAAATAATGTTGTAGCATCCGTCTCATTACTCTAGCCTCTTTCTTGACCAGTTCTGGATTAGGAAGATTATTCAACTTGCTCTTGTTAATATCAATGTTCTCTGTAAGAATTTCCTTTTGTTTGAGTAGCTCCGTTTGTCTTTTATTAATCGCTGCCTTATCAAACACCCCTGCTAAAACTGTGTCTATTAATTTATCAATATCCTTTCTTACCCTTTTCAGATCTTTTTCATCTTTACTGATTTTAGCCTTCAACTCCTTAATTTCTTTATCGCTTGGAAATGTATCTTGTATTGCTCTCTCGAAACCAACTTCATCTGCTGTATTCTCAAAGATAGTCCGAAAAACTGCGTTCTCGATAATGGATACGGGAATCTGGTTAATAGTACCGCACTTTTCTCCTCTATGCCGATAATAACTCCATCTACCTCTTTGTGTCTGTCCTGTCATAGCACAATGGCAACCCTCACACCTAATAAATCCATTGAGAACATATTTCTTTACATCAGCTCGTTTGAAAGTTTTCTGAGCTTCCAATTTCCCTTGTATCTCTTTGATTATAATCTCGTCAAGCAGTCTGGGCACTTCAAATTTGACTGTTTCTCCTGTACCTTTAAATGTAACTTCCCAGTCAATACCGCATCGATTGTAAAGGATGTTGTAAAGGTTGCCGTAATCCACATCAAGCTCTTTCGCAATCTCTGTTAATGACGTACCTGTTAGAAAATCCCTTGCAGCTTTACGGATAATATCAGCCTTCCCTTCGTCAAGAGTCCACGTGTTTTTAATCTTATTATAAATCCTTGCAAACGGTGGCTTTCCCATCGGTCGGCCTTTACCAGCGGCAACTGTTTTTCCTGCTACACTTTGCTCTGCTCGCATGGTATTTTCAAGTTGTGCAAACGCAGCCAACACAGTAAAAATTAATTCCCCAACAGGTGTAGCAAAATCAAGGTTTTCTGCTAATGATATGAGGTTTATTTGATACTTCTTTAAATGCTCCATATTAGTAATTGTATCGACTGTGCTTCTACCAAATCTTGTAATTCTGCTAATGATTACCACTTGGAATTTATCTTTCTGTGCATCATCAAGCAAACGTTTCAAGCCTGCCCTCTTTTTCATGCCCTTTCCAGAGACACCTTCATCGGAGTAAATCTCCACCAGCTTCCAGCCTTTACCATTGACGTAAGACTCAATCGCTTGTCTTTGAGCTTCGAGACTTTCACCTTTATCAACCTGAGCTTTACTACTTACCCGGATATAACCGACTGCCCTCATTTTAGCCTCCTTTTATAATGGGTATACCTATGTATGCCTTTCATAATAATCGTTGATTGTAGCCCTATTTATGCCTATTGTTTCAAGAGTCTAAAGGGTTGTTTAAAGGGGTATCATTCCTTTTCCTATTTCTCAACCAGAGAATCATATCCAGGTGAATCCTTGATAAACATTCTTTGGTGG